GTAGTGCTAATTTAACATTCGATACTAGTACAAACGAATTAACTGTAGATGGTAAATTAACTGTAACTGGGCTTATTGACCCTACTGGTTTAGAATTAACACCCCAGTCCTCTAATCCTGTAACGGGCGCTACTTCTGGTAATACACTCTGGTTGAATACTTCTGATGCAAACAGATTATACCAAGGCTCGACTAAAATATTGAGAGATGGAGACACACTTGCAATGGATATTAATGGTTTAAGTGCTGGAGCGATAGCAGATGGAGATTTTATTTCTTTCTCTGATACAAATGATTCTAATACTACTAAAAAAGAGGCAATAGCAGATGTTGCTACATTATTTGCGGGTACAGGTTTAACCGCTTCTAGTTCCGTAATCAATATTGACGCTTCACAACCCACTATAACCGCAATAGGGCCAAGTAATGCTGCCCTTACAGTAGGTCAAAATTTAGTTGTAACTGGTGATTTAACAGTAAATGGTACAACTACTACGGTAAACTCTACTACCATACAACTCGATGATAAAAATATAGAATTAGGTAATGGTGTTGGAAATGATGCCGCGATAAACGACGGTGGTATTACCTTAATATCTTCAGAAACAGATAGCAACAAAACCATTCTATACAAAGATGCCACTGAGTCTTGGACTTTTAATCAACATCTTTTCCCAAGTTCTGATAGCAGTAAAAACCTTGGTAGTGACACTGTTAGATGGGCTAATGGTTATTTTGATACAGTTTATGGTGCTGGTAACTTTACAACAATTACAGGTAGTAGTACAGTAAATATCGCATCAGGTGCTTTGAAAGTAGATACAGGAAATACCAGAGTAGGAGTTAATCAAGCGACACCGTTAGCAACTTTACAAGTGGAAAAAGTCGGTTTTGATTATAATGAACAGGAAGTTGCTAGTTCTAGTACTCTCACACCTATAGCCGTAACGTTATTTGATAGAACAGAATTTAGAGCCGCTAAATTACTTGTGGAAATAGATAACAAAACAGATGATGTTCATGAAACTGCTGAGATGATAATTACTACAAATGGGGCGACTGGTGGTAGTGCTGCTACCGACGCTTACCTTACAACATATGCAATTGTCAACTCAGGTGGTACTAATAATGGCACATATAACGTGGATGTAAACGGTAGTAACGTTGAATTACAAGTCACCCCTCTCACAAACGGAGATAACATCGTAGTGAAGGTGCATTGGCAAGGATTAACAATATAATAAGGTGAAAAAATGGCAGGAACAGAAGTAGATTTTAAGGTAAAAGCAGGTATGGTGGTGAATGGAACACTCAATATGAGTGACAATAGCATCACTAATGTTAATGGTATCTCTTTAGTCCAAATTGCACCAGACGGTAACACAATTACTCTGAAACCTGCTGATGACCAAGCAGCCGCTTTTACAATTACAGATGCTGGTAGCGCAGTATTTATGAAAGTAGATACTACTAATTCAGCACCTTTAGTTACTTTCCCTCAAGATGTTGTAATTACTGGTACTACCCCCAAATTAACAATTGGGGATAATGGCGCGGAAGACACTTTGTTAGTTTTTGATGGCGCTGAAATAAATTACAGACTTGGTATTGATGATAGCGCAAATCAATTTGAAATTGGATTAGGGGATGCACATGATACTACTCCTGTTATAGTAATGGATAACGCAGGTAATATTATTCAATTAGGACAGGATAGCACTCCGAGTTCAGGTGAGGTATTAGCATGGGATGGGAGCAAATGGACAGCAGCCCCTTCTGCATCAGGTGCAGACGGAATGGGTACAGGTTTTACCGTATCAGCCACAACTGATACAACCGCCACGACTATTACACAAGGAGATGATTTATTCTTTGCGGCATCGGGTGGTCTCACAGCAGAAACCACAGCAGATGGAACTGTAACTCATGGTTTAGACATTGATGGACTTACAGCCGAAAACATAGCAAGCGGTGATTTCCTTGCTTTTGCAGATATAAGCCATGCTGGTAATGCTACTAGAAAAGATACAGTAGCAGATTTAGCAACATTATTCGCTGGTGCTGGTCTTACTGCATCTAGTGCTGTAATCGCTGTAGATGCAGACCAAAGCGGTCAAATTACAGCAGTTGGAACTCTTACAGGTCTTACTGTAAGCGGTGCAGCAGATTTGAATAATAACCTAACAGTTGATGGAGCAACAATTTCACTAGACGCTACTACTTCTCTAAATATAGACAACTCAAATACTACAAATGGTATATCAATTGGTACTGCAACTTCAGGAGTTCCAGTTACTATCGGACATGGAACTTCAGAAGTTACTTTTGGAGACAACGTAACTATTACAGGTAATCTAACCGTGAATGGTGAACAGACAGTAATTAACAGCACCGCAATTGTTGCTGAAGATAAATCAATGGTTCTTGGAATTGCTGGTGGAATGGAAACGGCTTCATATACAAGAAGTGGTACAACAGTCACTGTAACATCTACATCTCATGGTTTTTCAACGAACGAATATGTTTACATTTCTAACGCCGGTAATAGTATTACAGATAATGTGTATCAAGTAACTAGCACCGGCGCAAATACTTTCACTTTTGTGTCGCCCGCTAGTGGTACTGTCGGTGCTACTGATTTACAACACTCTTCTGCAAATGTTACGGAGGGTACTGCTGATGGTTCAGGTGTATTTGCACCCGGAACTTCTCTACACAGTATTAAGTACGATTCGAGTAACGGTTGGACTGTTAGCGATGATTTAGATTTACTAAGTGGAAAACATTTGAGTATAAACGGTGCTACTACGCTTAGTGCCACAACACTGGGTAGCGCTGTAGTATCTTCTTCCCTTACTACTGTTGGTGCTTTGAACTCCGGTTCAATAACATCGGGCTTTGGTAACATTAACAACGGCTCCTCAACTATTACAACTACAGGCGCTATCACAGGCGGCTCTCTTGTAGCAGATAACATCACCATTGATGGCAACACGATATCCAGCACCAGTGGTGACATCACACTCACACCAGACGGAGCAGGAGAAGTAAACATTGCTGCTGGTAATCTAAACTATGCATCTACTGCTGTTACATCAACAGGAGCAGAACTTAATTTATTAGACGGCTCAAGTGCAGGAACTGTAGTCAACAGTAAGGCTGTAATTTACAGCAGTGCTGGACAAGTGAAAGCAAACACTGTGAGCGTTGATGCAATTGCTGTTATAGATACATCTACAGGTACAGGACAGAGTTGGAACGGTGGCACTGCTTATGAAGTTGCTAGTTATGCTTTTGGAACATTTAGAACAGCAAAGTTTGTTTGTCAAATTAGTAACGGTACAGATTTTGATGTAGCAGAAGTATTAGTTACTTACAAAGGTGACCCGCCAGCAGATGATGCTGCTGTATATCTAACATCATACGCATACATAAGCACCGCCGCTTCTGATTTAGGCTCATTTGATGCTGTCAAAGGGACTACAACTATTGATTTAAAATTCACACCTGTTTCTACAGGAACATATGCATATGATATTGTTAACACGGTATTAGTAAAGTGATTGGAAAGTGAAAATCATGGTGATTAAATGGCAGGAACAGAAAAAGATTTCAAAGTAAAAAAGGGCTTAATAGTATCAGAAGGTATAACCCTCGGCGGGCATACTTTCGATGACATTGATATTACTTCGGAGGCTTCTGATGCTGACGACCATTTAATGACGGCTCTTGCAATAAAGAATAGAATTGAGGATTATGGTTATTCCACTACTGCTGGAACTGTTACATCAGTTACAGCCGGAACAGGAATGACTCAAAGCGGAACTAGCACAGTTAATCCAACTTTGAATGTAATTGGTGGCACAGGAATTACTGCTAATGCAAATGATATTGCAGTAACAGCAGCACAAACAGGAATTACTTCTGTACTAAACACAGGTTTGGTTATCGGAAGAGATTCAACAGACCAAATTAAGTTCAGTACAGATAATCAAATCATATTCAGGGTTGGTAATGCCGATGGTGTCACATTCAAAGCATCAGGAGAAATAGAAGCGACAAAGTTTGATGGTGCTTTAGAGGGCAACGCTGATACTGCTAGTGTTGCTAATAGAGTTGTTGTAGTTGCAAATGACGCTGCTGGTTCATTTGTAAATGAAAATAATCTAATCTTATTCTCACCTGACGGTGCTGCTTCTAATGATGGGGGTAATCTTACACCTGAATCTTCTACCGATTTCTATTACAATCCTTCTACTACGATATTGACTGTTCCAAAAATAACAAGTGCGTTTACGGGTAATGTAGATGGTACTGCAACTAACGCTACCACCATTACACTTGGTGGACATTTGATTAATGATGTTGATATAGGAACTGAGTTTGTTGATACAGACGACCACATAATGTCATCCGGTGCTATTAAAGAAAAGATTGAGTCTTACAGTTATACTACTAATACAGGTGATGTTACATTAACAGGAACTCAAACTTTAACTAACAAAATTATACGAGCAGATGATGGAACAGATTCAGCGCCTTCGTTAAGTTTTGATGCAGATACAGATACAGGATTTTACAGACCCGCATCCAATCAAATAGCAGTAGTGGCTAATGGTGCAAGACAATTACTTTTCAAAGATGGTTCAGTTGAGCCATATTTAGATAGTGATGTTAATTTTGGAACAAGTAGTTTTAGATTTAAGAATGGATATTGGGATTTAATTGACACGTTAAACTTCAAAGTAAATGGCGGTCAAGGTTCTGACGGTCAAGTTCTAACTTCAACAGGAAGCGGTGTTGCTTGGGAAGATGCTGCAAGTGGTGGTATAGCAAGCCTAGCCGAAGATAGCACACCACAATTAGGTGGAGATTTAGATACTAATGGAAGTGAAATTGTTTCTACATCTAATCAACATATTTCGATTACACCAAATGGAACAGGAGATATACAACTTAATGCTGATACTATTAGAGTAGGAGATTCTAATGCAGATGTTACAATTGCACCTAATATTAGCAGCACAACTGCTAAACTTCAATTTCAATCAGATGGAGATGTATTACTTAGAACAGCAAGCGGTGATGCAAGTATGTATCTCAATGCTAATACGTTAATCGCAATGCAAGCAGCAACTTTTAGATTTGGTACTAATGGGGGTAATCCAACATTAACTACATTGGGTACAAGTGATTTAACTCTTAATACAAATAGCGGAACAAACTCCGGTTCTATTGTAATTGCTGATGGTGTTGATGGTCAAATATCAATCACTCCAAACGGTGCGGGAACAATCAAACTTGATGGAGTTGAATTAGATAATTCGGCTATCGCTACGGGATACGTTTTGAAAGCAACTTCGGCTACTGCTGCGGGATGGGCTGCGGAAAGTGGTGGAGGTGTTACTTCACTTCCCGATTTATCAGACGTTGCTCTAGTTAGCAATTCTCTTGTTGCGGGTACTCCTTCCGCTTCTATGAGTGGTTCACAATTCAATACAGGTTTTGGAAGAGGAACTTTAGGACTATTAAGTTCGGGAGATAATAACTCAGCAATAGGTTTCAATGCTTTAGGTGGTTTGAATACAGGAAGTAATAATACCGCTAATGGCTACAATGCGGGTGCAACAATTAATAGCGGAAGCCGAAATACTGTAATAGGGTATGGTGCGGGGGATGGTTTTGATACAGAAAACGATAACATAGCAATTGGTTATGATGCTTTAGGTGGTGCAGTTGCAGGTGGAGAACAGAATGTTGTTATTGGAAACTATGCTGGAGATGCTATTACAAGTGCTGATGGTTCAACACTTGTAGGGCATAAGGCGGGAACTGCTTTAACAACAGGTTGGGGTACAACTCTTATTGGTTTTGAAGCAGGGGCAGAATCAACAGGTAGCAGAAACACATTCATGGGATATAGAGCAGGTCATTACTATACAAGTGGTAATGATAATATCGCTTTAGGTTATCAAGCCCTTCACGGTTCTTTTGGTAATTCAGCGGGAAGCAATAACATTTCAATAGGAAAATCATCATCTTTCAATATAACCACAGGAGGTAGTAATATCGCTATTGGAGACAATGCAGGGAATAACATCACAACAGGTTCAAACAATGTAGTTATTGGTGAAGCAGATGTTCCAAGTGCAACAGGTAATAGTCAATTATCAATATCAGATGGTGTTGGTGGCGTTACTTGGATTCAAGGTAATGCAGATGGAATTGTATTGGGTGCATTAACACCACTATTCTTTGAAAGGTCAGCATTAGATACAACTGCTGTTGACTTTAGAGTTCCAACAGTTCAAAGTTCTACTGCTAATCCTAATTCTTATCCAATGCCATTTGCAGGTAAAGTTCTCGCAGCATCATTCTTATTTACTGGTGGTACTGTTAGTGGAACTGCTACAAACACAATCAGAGTAAGAAAGAATGGTGGTTCAACTGGTACTGATATTGAAGAGTTTACTTTCGTTCCGGGTGATTTGAATAATCCGGCTGGAACTAACTACACCCTAGTTAAAACTGGACTGAGTTTTGCTTTTAGTGCTGGTGATATACTACAAGTTAGAAGACAAAGTGGCTCAACAGACTTAAATAACGCACAGGCATTATTATGGGTGAGTTATAACTTCTGAGGTGATTAAATGGAATGGGATGAATTAAGAGGAATAAGACAAGGACTACTAAAGGAAATGGATATTTACCAATTGGCAATTCCATATAGTAATCTAACAGAAACACAAAAAACTGAATTAGAGCAGTATAGACAAAATTTATTAACACTACCACAGGACTACACAACACCGGAATTAGCATATGCTAACATACCAACTAAACCAACATGGATGGATTAAAATGGCACTAAAAATTGAATACGAAACAAACTATGGAATAACTTGCGACTACGCTCATTGTGTAATAGTTGATACTAGATGTAATAAAGAAGTAGATGAAGAAGGAAATAAAACATTCCCTGTTCATTACAGTGGTAAAATATACGCATCGGATGATGCTTATGCTGATGGGGCATCTCCTATTGGTGGTTTTAATGGTAAATTTTTGATGAGCGAATCTGCTGCTAAAACTCAATACAACATAATTAAACAATGTTACATTGACTTAAAGACAAAAGATGGTTTTACAGAAGGCGAAGATTGTTAATCCCAATCTTTAAATGATTCTGCCATAAACGCTTGCCACATTTTACAAGCACCATTGTGGTGTTTTCTATCTTTCATTGTAACCCCCCTTTTTTCGCTACCCAAAACCAAAAGCCATTAGAAACAGACCAAAACCATTTATCTATTCTGTTTATATTCTCACCTCAGTTTTTAGAGTGTAGAATAAATGTATAAATTGCGTAGTAACAATTGCAAAGAAAATCTTAACTTGAACAATGGCAGTTTTTATTTCAATGGGTTGTGAGGTAATGCTTTCTAGCATCACCACTTCTAACATAGTGTAAAAAGTAAAGTGTTACTATATTGTTTTTTTTATTACCTGCATCAGTTATATGTATTTATTGAGGGTACACCATTGGCGCGAATGAAACTATTGAGAAAAGAAAACGCCATACTATTTGGAAAATATACAATTGAAGAGGTTATTTTTTATGGTGTTTAATATAGTAAACCCTCATGTAATCGGAACACTATCTTTTGAATAAACCCTTCGCTTTAAATGCTGTATCTACCCAAATATGTTTGCATTGTTTGCATTCCCATAGATGAATTCTTTTTCCTCTAGTATCATGGTATCTTGCAGATAATCTTCTAGGTATGTGTTTGTGTCCACATGCTCTACATGTGACGTTTAGTTTATCCATCAACCTACCCATATCACTCAACTGGCCTTCGACTGACAATATCGTCTATTCTTAATATAGATGTCGTTACTTCTGTTGCAGAAAGCATTGCTTGTTTTATCAATTGCATAGGTTCTATGACATTTTCTTCTGCCATACTATGAATACCACCATTTGTTACGTCTGGCCCGAATTCTAGATTCCCTTGCTGTACAGCGTGTCTCATCGAAAGAACCGTATCTAATGGGTCATGACCTGCATTTTCAGCGATGGTGGCTGGTATAATCTCTAGAGCGTCAGCATAGGCTTCAATAGCCATTTGAGCCCTACCACCTATAGAAGCGGCATGATTTCTTAGATGTGAGGCCATTGCAACGAAAGAAGAGCCTCCACCATAAACTACACGATTTGTATTTTTCACCATACCTACTACACCTAGAGCATCATCAAATCCTCGCTCTACTTCATCAAGAGTAGATTGAGTAGCACCCCTTAAAATTAAAGTAGATTGGTCTGATTCCTCATCACCTTGTATGAATAAATAGTAAACATCGTTGTGTTTTTGTCTAATTATTTTTGCTGAGGCGTTTTCTTCCAAATCATTTACTGTTTGTGCGACATTTAAATTTAAAGCATTACTCAAGGCTTTCATCATACTTTCTGGTAATCTTCTTACCACCCCTATATTATTCTTCTTTAGATACGCACAAATATTATCATGGACTCCATCTCTAACGAATACAATACCTTCATCACCAATACTGTGTACAATCTTTTTTGCCTTATCTAAAAGACTATCTTGGTTTCCTTGTTTAAATTGTGTATAAGATTCAGCATCCATTTGAATAGAAATATTTTCTTCAGTCTTTTCATTTTCAAGACCTGTATTAACTAAAACTACTTTGGTATTCTTTTTGAAATCGACATCTAAAACTAGATTCTTGCTTAGTACCACACCGTTAAAAAGATATGAATCTTCAATACTACCTCCCGGTAAACTAACAACTCTAACTTTATCTGATTCACCCGCTTTAACTACAGAATCTACACACAACTGACTAACAATATCAGTCGCTGTTTCTAGAGTTTTTCCTGTTATTGCCGTTTTTGCTATATTTTTTAGAACATCTTCATTTCCTTCAAAAGCGACATCACTCTCAAGATATTTTGAGGCCATTCTTGCTGCTTCGTGATAGCCCCTACAAATTACATTTGGGTGCAGTCCTTTTTTGTACAAACTTTCGCTGTTAGTAAGTAATTGCCCAGCAAGTACCACTGTGGTAGTTGTGCCATCATAGCATAGAGATTCTTGAGTCTTGGATATTTCTACCATCATTTTAGCGCCCGGATGTGCAACATCTAGTTCTCGTAAAATTGTAGCGCCGTCGTTTGTAACTATAACATTACCAGCACCATCTACCATCATTTTGTCCATACCCATTGGTCCCAGAGTACTTTTACAAGTCTCTACGATGGCTTTTGCTGCGTTTATATTCAATGCTTGTGCGTTTGCTTTTCTTGTTTCTTGCTTTTCCATTTTCATTCCTCCTCATTATTTTCTGGAGTAAAAGGCCAATTTACCTCATTCGCTATTCTACTCGCCATTCTTTGTATATCCGACAATGCCCCACCTTGTGATATTGCTCGTAACAAAGTATCTATTCCAACTTTTAATTTTATTTCTTCTTCAATTTTCATTTATTTCACCATTCTATTTCTATTTCAATCACTTCCCCTGTTTCCAGAGAACGAGATTTGACTATGTTATGTTCTTGCATATGTTTGTATAAATCATATGTTAATTTAGCATCTTTTAGACAATAATCAGCCACTTCTGTATAACGCCCTTTACCCCACGCTTTAGGTGCTTCTATGCTAGACATAGACTTAAAATTATCAATGGTATTTTTTACTAACATATCCAATGTGGTTGTAATTCTACCATGTTTTAAGGATGATTTTTGAATTATCTTTTTAGTATCAATAATACTGTCTTGGTTTTTATACATTATATCCCCTGCTGCAAAACAATCTAGTGCTTCTTTAATTACGGGTAAGTCAAAATTAAGTATATTGTGACCTAATATTTTTCCACCTTTCTCTATATGTGCTGTGAGATGATTACCTATATCTTTAGCATGTAAAGGTAAGATTGTAGCATCTTTAATTGCGACTTCTTTCTTAGTAAATACTGTAGCATTAGAACCGTCCCAAGTAGCGATTACACTAGGCTCAAAGAGGGTTCTATTATTCCATCCTCCAATATCATAAGAGTAATTTGCCGTTTCAATATCTAAAGATAGAATATCTGTCATGTGTCCACCAACCTATCTTTGTACAAAAGTTATTCGTTTTTGTCCTTTTTTAATCTAAGGAATACTAATTTTCCAGATTTTGTGGATTCAAACATGTCTTTAGCATATTTTGTGAAGTGATTCCAAGCGGTACCTCTAGTCACATTTGCCCTATCTTCATAGACTCTTAGCATTGCTTCTTTTCTTACCCAACCATTACCTCTATTATCTTCAAAGTCCATTTTTTCGGTATTTTGGAATGATAGTGTAAACTTAGTTCTGTATTCGGCTACTTCTGTTTTCTTGAATCCAACTTCAACTTCGTCTTCTAACCATAGAATTAAGTTTCTTGTCAAATCATAAAGAATATCTTTAGCCATATCTACGTGTTCTCCAGTAACAGTCCAAACACCTTCAATCATAGCCATATGTGTTGCGAAAATAACAGTATAATTCTCAACTGCTGGCATGAAAGAAGCAACAACTTCCCCTATACCGGGTGCTAATCCATTTAGTAGGTCATAATAATCATCAATAGCGTCGTAACAAGCAGCATAGAAAGTTTCGTCTGCTGTAAACATTTCATGCATCACACTTTGTAGTATTTCTTCTTGTTCTTCTCTACCCATACCATCCCATTCTATGAACGTAGTCTCTGATAGATTTAAGGCTCTATCTCTAAGACTCTTTTGTAAATTATTAAAATAATCTGTAATTTCTTTGTAGTCAACAGCCATCTTTGGTAGTTTTTTGAAAGCGCTACTCATTCTTTTAATACTAACATCTTGTCTTTTTGCTGTGTCCCACTCACCCCAGTAAAGTAAAACTCTCTGGAAAATTCCTTTTGTAAGAACGTAGTCTTTTACTCCTTTTGGTGGGAAAGTAGTAATCCACATAGAGACTAAAGATTCTGCTTCTATTCTTCCAGCCTTTGTGTGTTTCACCATTTTGTTTCCATGAGTACCAACAGGGTTACATGCAGATTGAAGATATAGAACTGTTTCTTGACTGTGTTTGTTAGGACTTAGAATAATACTACCCTCGTCAAAGTTAAGTCCCTTTCTCCCATTCAACAATCCTTCTTTCATATCTTTTTGTCTATTACCATCTTCGTCTACATATTCTTCCCAACCACCGATTAAAGCGGCATCAGTTCCAGTAGTGTAATTATCTGTAGGAATTTCCGAATCCTTTGCGACATCTCCAATAAATTCCCAAGAAACAGACTTACCAGTACGAGAAGGTTGTACCCAGAAAACGTGTACTCTTGGGTCTAAGTGGCTTGGCCCCCAAGGAATCCTAACATAAGGGACCGCCGCTTGGCCGTTCAAAAAGAAGAAAGAGAGCATACCCGGAATATCATTATCCATTGATGTCTCTCTAAAATGTTCTATGTACCCTTTGAATATAGGGTATTTCTTTACCGCTTCATAATCCGCATAATCTCTCATAATTTGACCCCTCTAGAGGTCAGTATATAGTCTTATGTGCGATTATGTGTCTAGACATAAGATTTTCACCTCTTTACTTTTCTTTCAACTACCATTGCTTCTTCGCTTGTAATGGCTTGAACTATTCTAGACCTAAGCACAGGACCTAATCCTTTTACTTGTTTAAGTGCCTCTGGGTAAGCCATTTCTTCTATACTACCACACTTCTCGAATATCCTATCTATTATTTCTTTTCCAAGACCCGGTATCGTGGCTAACATATCTTTTCTAATATCATTACTAGCCACTCTTTTGATTGTTCTAGCACCATGTGAACTAGCAGGTTTGTGTAATTTATCATGTAATTTAGTGATAAAAAGTGCGGCTTCGCTTGTGTTTGGTGTATAGAAAACCTGACACTCGAAATCTGCCATAACTCTAGCGATAGTTCCTGTTAATTCATTTTGAACTCTACTGTAAGTAATACGCCTTCCGTTTTTCTTTGCAATGGCTACATATTTGTCAATAGTTCCATGAATGACTATGAAAAAACGAACATAGTTTTTATCCATGTTTTCTAGTTGTCTCCAGAGATGACCATTATGACTTGATTGGAAAAAATCTGCAATACTTTTTGCTTCTACACACGCTTCCCCAAGAAGATAGTCTCCTACAACTAATGGTTGTCTTACTACTGTTAAATGGGCTTTTTCGGCTTTTCTTATAACAGAATCACAAAGTAATCCTCTTTCATTAGAATCTATAATCAAATTAGGTTTAGGCATTTTCTTTACTCTCCCAAAAACAATCCATGCAACTTCTCCAATTTACTGTAGTTATGTTAGCGGGTTTTTTTTCACAAACAGGACACACAAAAGGAGGTTTTAACATTCTGTCATTATAACTTTCAAGTTGATTTTCATGCACTTCACTCATTCTGACCTCTCCATGTGTTTATGCACTTTACAATAATTACTATCTCGGTATTTAATTATTTTACATTTCACTCCTTTATTGGTAATGCCTATGCATTGTTCTTTAATTGGTGGATGTCTAATACAAGAAAAACAAAGATTGGTTGTAGTATTCTTTCTTGCTGTGTGGTTTCTTCTACCAAGTTTTTCACCACATATTCTACAATTTTTAATCATATCATCCCTTCCGCAGTACCATCATAAAATTTACACATTCCTGTACAAAGACCATCTGATATGATAGTACGACACATACCGGCGTTATATCCGTTATTACCACTACCACCCATCACAATATTTTCTACTTGGAATCTAGTTACATTTTCATCCCAATCAGCCCACCCTTGTTTAGAAATTACATCTACAATGAAATTAATGTGTTTTTCTTTTTCTTCTAACTTAACTTGGTCTGGAGGGAAAAACCACCTTAGTCTACTAGCAAGATAAGATGCGAATTGAAATCTAGCCCTATGTGTTGGGTTTCCTTCACCCATAGCGGCTTGTGCTAAACAAGGGAGTATTGTTAATCCATCAATAGACAAGTCTGGAAGATTTACAATTTCAGTTCTTTTAGATTTAAACAACTGCTTTCTTTCTTTTAATTTTAAGACTAAGCCTTTATTTCCGTGTTTTATATAACCAGAAGATGGCTCCTGTGATATCGCTTCCAATTCATTATGTGATAAATTATTGAGCATATCAGTATCAACAGGTAAACCCCAACACCCTCTCTTACTGTTATATGAATTAGGAATTCTAATCATACCCGCTGTATCGAAGGCCACAGTTGGGTCATTAGATGGTAAGTCTAATTTTTTATGCCAAGAAGAAAGTACAAGTCTACCTGCGTCTTTTATTCTAGTAACATCTAATCCAGTAGAAGGGGTGAAAGTTTTTTCTAATGTAACCCAAACATGGAATCCCCCACCACTAAACCATATGTAATGTAAGATATCTTCTTCTAAGAGATGTTTATGTAACCTTTGAACTTGTTCTTGCATAAAATTAAATGGTACTTCAATACCTTTATCATGGAAGTTCTTACAATCAAAATCGCATACAAAATGTCTAATGATTGGAGTGTTGTAATCAACTCTATGGTTTCTTGGTGGGGTTAGTGCTCTGTAACCATAGGATGTAAAATATACATCACCGCTACCACTTTTACCTTTCCAATAATTTTCTAATTCATCCCAATTTTTAACCAATCTTCTGTAACCCTTTTTTCCATTAGCGGCCACTTCGAGAACTTCTCTTGGGAAATCAAGAGTAATAAAACTCATTCAATCAAACCCTATTGTCTAATTTCTTGTAACAATTCTACAACAGTATTACCAAAAGAATCATCTATACACTTTCTGTTAAAAGTAACATCAAATGTTTTGAAAGAAGGTATTTTATCTAAACCAGTATCAACATAATCATCTAATGTTGTTTGTATAGTGGTTTTTAAAATATATTCTACATCCGTATTCAAATAACCAAAACTTATGGTTATCTGGTCACCATAATGTTTGCATATCTCTTCTATTATATTCTTTATTATTAGTTCTGTTTTTCTCATTTTATTCATGTTTTTCATCCTCCAGTGTCCATGCAGGGCAAAGATGCATAAAATCACACCATTGACATTTGAAGTCATTTCGCTCTGCTGGAAAGTCATTATCTAAATGCGCCTTAACTAATTTTTTCATGC